TCTCATTTAGGACGTATGCGTGTCATCTGGGGCATGTTTTACGGAGGCGAGACGAAGCATCTGATCATGTCATCCAACCGAGCCACAGCTCTTATGACCTTTCGAGAGATTGCATGGATCATCGAACACACACCTCACCTCAAGGCTGGCGTGCAGGCTATCCGATATGCCAATGGTGGCGAGCGCATAGAGCTACTTAATGGCGCAACACTTGACCTAGTTAGCGACACTAGAGACTCGAGTCGCGGACGCACCGCAGATTTCCTATGGATTGATGAGATCCGAGAGATCAGTAAGGACGGGTACACGGCCGCGATTCCAACCACTCGTGCAAGGGCTAACAGTCAGACACTACTGACATCGAATGCCGGGGACGCCTTCTCTGAGACGCTTAATACGCTACGCGAAAGAGCGCTATCGGCACCTCCTAAGTCATTTGGATTCTACGAATACTCAGCGCCACAGTATTGCAAGATCACAGACCGAGCAGGATGGGCGATGGCCAACCCTGCGCTGGGCTACACGATAACGGAGGAATCACTTGAAGAAGCTGTTGCTACTAATAAGATTGAGGACACTAGAACTGAGCTTCTATGTCAATGGATTGATTCTCTACAGAGTCCGTGGCCTCATGGAGTCCTTGAATCCACAAGCGATGCAACGCTCACGATTCCGATCGGTGGCTATACAGTCTTTGGTTTCGATGTATCTCCTTCTCGCCGGAATGCGAGCCTCGTTGCTGGTCAGATTATGGGTGACGGCAGAATTGGAGTGGGAATCCTTCAGACATGGGAAAGCCAAGTATCTGTCGATGACCTCAAGATTGCAGCGGAGATCAAAGCATGGGCGGATCAGTATCGACCCAAGATGATCTGTTATGACAAGTATGCAACGCAATCTATAGCTGAGCGCCTTGCCAATGCCGGGCAGATTATTCAGGATGTATCTGGCCAGCAGTTTTATCAGGCGTGTTCGGATCTTCTCGATGGTCTCGTGAACAGTCGAGTAGTCCATAACGGGCAGGATGAGCTGATTAAACAGATGAACAACTGCGCGGCTAAGGTGAACGATTCAGCATGGCGCATTGTAAAGCGTAAGAGCGCTGGCGATATTTCTGCACCGATCTCTTTAGCGATGGTAGTTTCGATGCTACTCAAGCCACAACAGATAGCGAGAATCTACACGGAATGACCTACATGTAGTGTATAATTGCGACCTATGGGTATCCTTTCGCGCCTCACAGGTGCAACACCGAAGGCCAATGTTGAAGCGCAATACGCACCGCAAGTTTTAGGTGAGTATTCACCTTTCGCAATGCCTTTCCAGTTTGCTTACGTCGGCCGAACAGAAGCACTCGGAGTCCCGGCGCTTGCACGTTGCCGCAATCTTCTATCCGGCACAATCGGCACAATCCCACTCGAGCTCTATAAAAAGTCTACGGGCGAAGAATTAGGGAAGCCACTTTGGCTAGATCAGCCTTCATATCATCAGCCTCGATCAGTAACTATTGCTTACACAGTAGATTCACTTCTCTTTTACGGACAGGCATTTTGGCAAGTAGTTGAGACTTATCAAGAAGATGGACGCCCATCTCGCTTTGAGTGGATCGCTAACAGCCGCGTCACCGCAACACTTGATCGCGATAATGTATTCGTTAAGTCATACGCAATCGATGGCACTACAGTCCCCATGGACGGCCTCGGCTCACTCATAACATTCCAGTCACTTAATGATGGCATTCTAAACACTGGTGTATCTACAATTCGTGCAGCTCTTGACATTCAGAAAGCCAGCGTAGTTGCAGCAGCGACTCCAATGGCTACAGGTTATATCCGTAACTCAGGCGCAGACCTGCCACCTTCTGAGGTGCAGGGATTACTCGCCGCGTGGAAGAACGCCCGACAGAATCGCTCCACGGCCTATCTGACATCTACTTTGCAGTATGAGGCCGTTGGATTTAGCCCTAAAGATATGATGTATAACGAAGCGATCCAGAATCTTGCAACCGAGATTGCTCGCCTATGCAACGTCCCACCTTATTACGTCTCCGCAGATCAGAACACCACAATGACCTACGCGAACGTACAGGATGAACGCCGTCAATTCCTCACACTATCTTTACAACCATTTATTTCAGCCATCGAGGATCGTCTATCTATGGATGACATCACAGCTCGAGGCAACATCGTTAAATTCGACATCGACAAAAATTATCTACGCACAGATCCACTTGCAGAATTAGCAGTCATCCGCGAGATGCTCGATCTTCAGTTAATCACTCAGGAACAAGCTATGGCGATGACAGACCTCACACCTAACGGAAGCGAAGGAATGATATGAAAGAGATGCTGACCTTTTCGGCAGAACTTACAGCAGATGCGTCAGAGCGCACAATCTCTGGAAAGATCGTCCCTTTCAATGGCGAGGTCGGAAACACTTCTGCCGGGGCTGTGGTCTTTGAGCGTGGCGCGATTAACATAGCTGATTCAAGCAAAGTGAAGCTCCTATTAGAGCATGATCCTAAGCAGCCAATCGGCCGCGCTCAATTCTTTACTGAAACAGAAGAAGGAATCTTTGCATCATTCAAGATTTCTAAATCATCCCGTGGCACTGATGCTCTCATCGAAGCCTCAGAAGAACTCCGTACTGGTCTATCAGTCGGAGTTATGGTCAATGCGGCAAAGCCTAAAAATGGCGTGCTGTATGTATCGAGTGCTGACCTACTCGAAGTAAGTTTGGTTCAGGCAGCAGCCTTTAAGTCTGCAGCCGTAACCGATATCGCGGCGTCTGAAGATGAAGCCGTTGAAGAAACCCTACCAACAGAAAGCGAGACAGCCACAGTGGAAAACACTCCAGCAGTCGAAGCAACACCTACAGTTGAGGCTGCCGCAGTTGAAGCTGCTCGCCCTGCTGTAACAGCAATGGCTTACACAAAGCCACGCATTGAAGTAACTGCAGCCAAGTATGCAGAGAACACAATCCGCGCAGCACTCGGAGACGACTCAGCTCGTCAATGGATCGCAGCAGCAGCAGATACAACAGACAACGCTGGTCTAGTACCAACACGTCAGCTATCTGAGATCATCAATCCACTCGGTACAACAATCCGTCCATCAATCGATGCAATCTCTCGTGGAGTGCTTCCAGATGCCGGTATGACATTCGAGATCCCAAAGATCACAGCAATGCCAACAGTTGCAATCGAGCCAGAAGGCGATGCATTCTCTAACACAGATCAGAACTCAGCATTCCTTTCAGTAACAGTACAAAAGTATGCTGGCCAGCAAGTATTCTCAGTCGAATTGCTAGATCGTACATCTCCAGCATTCTTTGATGAACTCGTTCGCAACATGGCAGCAGCTTACGCAAAGTCAACAAACGCAGCAGTTAACGCAGCACTTATCTCTGGTGCAACAGTTGATGCAACAACAGTTGCAACATACCCAACAGCAGCCGAGCTTCTCGGAATTGTTGGACGTGGCGCAGCTTCTGTCTATGGCGCAACCGCCGGACTTTCAAATCCATTCGCTCGCAACATGATCGTCTCTACTGGGCAATGGTCAAATCTCATGACACTAAACGATGCTGGACGTCCAATTTATTCAGCCGTTACAAACCCTATGAACCAGCCAGGTGTTTCAACACCTACATCACTCACAGGTAACGTTGCAGGACTTAACCTCTACGTCGATCCTACAAACGGCGGAGACGGCGATGGAACTATCCTCATCGTTAATCCAGATGCTTACACATGGTACGAGTCACCAACCTATCGCCTACGCGCAGAATCAACAGCCGCAGGTCAGGTAACAATCGGTTACTACGGCTATGGCGCAATCGCAACCAAGGTTGCAGCAGGCGCATTCCAGAATAACAAGGCGTAAGCCACACTAAGTCGCTGGCCGGGTAGTGCCCTTCTACCCGGCCAGTCTTTAGAAAGGATCAGAGCATGGCATTGACAACAGTCGCAGAGCTACGCGCCGCCCTAGGCGTAGGTACTCTTTATGCTGACGCCACGCTTCAATCCGTATGCGATGCCTCAGATGAAGTCCTTCTACCTTTCGTATGGAGTAACACTCAATTCTCGATTGCCCATAAGAACACGGGAACAGTAGGCACACTTTACTTTGATCTCAATGTTAAGGATATTTACTACGTCGGCCAGACAATCAACGTCACAGGCGCAGGCGCACACTTCAACGGGAACAAGACAATTACATCCGTGGATACTCACGAGATCACAGTCACAACCAACCACGTTGCAGATACTCCTTATCATCCTTTCAATCCTTACGCGACGATCAAGGCATCAACCTATTTAGATCCAGCAGATGTAAAGGCTATTCAAGAAGCCTCCCTCATGGTTGCAATCGACATCTGGCAGTCACGTCAAGCGCCTTCATCCGGCGGAGTAACCATCGATGGCTATCAGCCTTCGCCTTACAGAATGGGCAACACACTTCTAGCCCGTGTCCGTGGATTGCTCGCACCTTATCTCGATCCGAGATCGATGGTGGGCTAATGGCCGCCATATCAACACTTAGAACAGGGATCGCCGCAGCTCTAGTAGATAATACTAAGTACTCAGTATTCGCATTCCCACCTGCAACACCTATCGCTAACAGCGTGATTATCGCTCCTAGCGATCCTTACATTTCGCCGTCTAACGGATGGCATGCCACTATCTCACCAATGGCTAACTTCACTATCTCAGTCATGGTGCCGTTGCTCGATAACGAGGGCAACCTTAACGGAATTGAGGACAATGTAGTCCGAGTCTTTAACAAGCTCGCTGCATCCTCATACACCTACAACGTCACAGAGGTATCGGCTCCGGCCGTCCTTAGCGCCGTCTCAGGTGATCTACTTACATGCAATATCAATATCTCAGTCCTAACGAGTTGGAGCTAAAATGTCCGAGTGGGAAAAAGAGCAAGAAGCCTTCCTGATCAAGATCGGGCAGGTAGCACCATTAACACCTAAGCCAGCACCTACAAAGAAAGACGAGGAATAATCTCATGGCTGTATTTCTAAATAACAAGGTCGGCGTGAAGATTAACACAGTCGATCTTTCAGACCACGTTACATCTGTAACACTAAATCGCACTTTCGACGAGCTCGAAGTGACAGCGATGGGCGATGGCGGACACAAGTTCGTTAAAGGCCTAGAAGCATCATCTGTCACAATCGATTTCCTTAATGACACCGCAACCGCTAACGTATTAGCAACCTTGCAAGCTGCATGGGGAACCAACGTCACAGTAGTACTACTACAGGAAAAGGGAACCGCTGTATCAGCGACCAACCCTCTCTACACGATGACCTGCCTTATCAATGGCACTACAGATATCAACGGCGCAGTCGGTGATATCGGTATGCAGAGCCTGACATTTAACGTCTCAGGCACTACAGTAGTAGCCACAACAGGCACATTCTAAAACACTAAACAAAGGGGCACAGCATGGCAAAGTTAATAGTCACGATGGCAGACAACAGCGTTACCGAGATCGAGATCACACCTCGACTGGAATACGCGTTCGAGCTATATGCTAAAAAGGGATTTCACAAAGCGTTCCGCGATGATGAAAAGCAATCAGATGTCTATTGGCTAGCATGGGAAGGCCTTCGACTAAGTGGAGTCACAGTCAAGCCATTCGGCGCAGACTTTCTCGAAACTCTCAAGAGTGTCGAGGTTGCTGAGTCAGACCCTTTGGCTTAATCGGTCGGGATAGCATCCACTACCTCATTGCTCGCTTGAGCATTGAAACGGCTATCCCACCACAATCTTTAATCGATTTAGATTCATCAATGCTCCAGATGTTATTGAAAGCGTTGAAGGATAGAGCAAAGGAGCAGGCAGATGCCTACAGAGCTAAAAGGCGCTAACGCGCTTCGCAAGGCTCTGAAGCAATTCTCGCCTGATCTAGATAAAGAAACTCGTGATGAGATGGTTGGATTCCTAAAGCCATTGGTTAAAAAGGCTCGCGGTTATATGCCAGCCAATTCATCTATGCCTTCGGGATGGGTAGGCACTAGCGAGCCCGGTCAATTTCCTAAATACGATTCAAGCCTAGTTCGTCGAGGCGTTGGCTATAAATTAACACCTACTAAGCCTAATCGCCAAGGCTGGGTGCAGACAGTATCGATCCACAACAAGACCGCCGGGGGCGCTATCTTTGAAACAGCCGGGCGCAAGTCAGGCAACACAGGCAGATTTACTCCACGCCTACAAGGCGCGCTTACGGGCTCTGGCAAGATGCAAGGCCGAGCCATGTTTAAGGCTTACAAAGAAGATGAAGGTAAGGCTAAGGTCGGAGTTATTAAGGCGCTAGAAAAAGCCGCCGCTAAGTTTAACGCGAAAGGTATCTAATGGCTGAGTTACGGATCCCGATTATCGGTGAGTTCAAGGGTAAGAAAGCCTTTGGCGATGCTAACAAAGCTACTAACGCTCTTGATAAAGGCGTTAAAAGATTAGGCGCCAGCCTTGCAGCCGTGTTCGGTACTCAACAGCTTCTTAGGTTCGCTAAGAACGCATCAAAGGCATTTATCGAAGATGAGAAAGCCGCTAACCGATTAGCGATAGCGGTAAAGAATTTAGGTCTGGAATTCCAGACCTCACGCATTGAAAGATTTATATCCGATCTTTCTGTAATGTCAGGCGTTACAGATGATCAACTGCGTCCAGCCATGCAACGGCTATTGACCACTACGGGCTCAGTTACTAAGGCTCAAGAATTACTCACACAGGCTTTAGACATCTCCGCCGGATCGGGCGTGGCTTTTGAGACTGTAGCCAATGACCTTAGCATGGCCTACGTCGGCCAGACCCGTGGACTTCGTAAATACTCACTAGGACTTACGCAGGCAGAGCTTAAGACAATGAAGTTCGCCGATGTGCAGGAAAGACTTAATAAGCAATTCTCAGGCGCTAACGCACAATTCTTGACCACCTATGCAGGCAAGTTACAACTGATCACAACGGCCGCCGGGGAAGCCAGCGAGAAGATCGGTGGGGCGCTAGTCGATTCACTGATCTCAGTATTCGCTGCAGGTGATGTAACTAAGTTCGTTACCCAGATCGACACTCTCGCGACAAAGATAGCCAACGTTGTCAATAGCGTAGTATTCGGATTTCAGAAGTTATACATCCTTACAAGCGATCGTGCCATCCTTGCAAGCCTTAACCCTTTTGATGATTATGAGAAGAATGCATTAGCGGCTATTGAAGCGGCAGAGAAGGCTGCAAAGCTTAGACTCAACGCGCCATCGATCGGCTATCTAGGTTCTCAGCCAATGGGTATCTATGAAACATCAGCGCAGGCCTCAGCTCGTAAAAAGGCAGAAGCAGATGCGGCTAAGCGTGCCAAAGAATTAGCATCTCTACAGAAAAAGACACTCGATACTACTAAGAAGCAGAATGCACTGACTAAGGCCTCAAAGATCCTAGACCTTGATCGAATCAGTATCACAGCCGCGCTTCGTGGCAAGATCAGCGAGACTGATCGCCTATCCCTTGAGCTTCAATTAGCGTTACTAGATAAGAATGAGTCGGCCGCACTCAAGTTATCTGCAGAATTAAGTGAGGCCGTCAAGCGCCAGAATGATCTTAAGGCTGCCTTACTTACCACCCCAGAGGCTCCCAACCCTTATCGTAATTGGGTTGCTCCTACCTTTACTATGCCTACCTTTACTATGCCTACATTTAACGTGCCTAGCGGTGGTGTTGCTCCAAGATCGGCTTCAGACTATTTAGGTTTAGGAGCCATAGGCGCAGGCGCAACGGCTGACGCTATTGTGAACGTACAGGTAGTTCTTGACGGCGATGTAGTCGGTGGAGCAATTACTAACACCCAAGTCAATCAATCTCTATCAGGTACTTTCAGCGACGTGGCACGATATAACGGCCGTGGAGCGCCTTCGATAAAATGAGTCTA